CTCTACCACCAGACCAATGACCCCCAGAGACCGTCTGAACTCACTGGTGGAATCAGCCGCTACTTCCGTCCAGCCGATCTGCCATACGCTCGATGACGGCAGTGTCCGCGTCTGCATTGGTGACACCTGTGGCACCGTTTCCTCGCACCACCTCGTCGAACCTAAAATCAACCAACTCCAAAGCCTGTACCGGCTAGGTTGATTTCTGTATGATTCCCGCAAACGTCATACAACCGCCTGCGTGACATCAATCAATAACCTCAAGTCAGATCACAAAAATGCCCGCAAGCGGACAGATCGCTCTGCTGCCCTAATTGCTGAATCCCTCAAGCGTTACGGTGCCGCCCGCAGCATCGTCATTGACGAAGACGGTCGCATCCTTGCCGGTAACGGCACCGTCGAAGGCGCTAAAAAAGCAGGCATCAATAAAGTCCGCATCATCGAAGCCGAAGGCGATGAGCTAATCGCTGTACGCCGTACTGGCCTTAGCGAAGACGAAAAAGTAGGTTTAGCCATCGCTGACAACCGCTCCAGCGACCTCAGCGAATGGGACAACGAGATGCTTCGGCAGCTCAGCGAAGAGCATGACCTGACACCCTGGTTTGAAGATGACGAGCTACTAGCCGAGGTGCTAGAGCCGGAGCAGGGCAAGACCGACCCCGATGACGTACCTGAGGCGCCCGAGGAGCCCATCACCAAGCCTGGCGACCTTTGGATTCTTGGTAATCACCGTCTCCTATGCGGTGACAGCACTGACGTGCTAGCTCTTGAGCGGTTGATGGATGGGCAGAAGGCGGACATGGTATTTACGGATCCGCCGTATGGGATGAATCTGGATACTGACTACACGAAGATGGGTACTTCCACTAAGTCCTATAAGCCAGTTCACGACGACGATAAGCCCTTCGACGCTGGCGCGATGATGCGCCTTCTGCCTTCGCCTGTTTGGTACATCTGGGGTGCTGATTACTTCTGCAGCTCCATTCCGATCTGGGAACAAGGCTCAACCTTGGTTTGGGCTAAGGCACATTCGGAAGATGAAAATAAAGTTTTCGGCTCATCTTTTGAACTCTGCTGGCGGTACCCAAAAGCCAAGAAAGAGCTTTGGTTTGTTCGTCGCATACATATGACTGATGAGCATCTAAAAGCGCATCCAACGCAAAAGCCCTGCGAGCTTCCTGTTCGTGCCATTGAAAAAGACAGCAAGCATGGTCAGCTAATTGTTGATCTCTTTGGCGGCTCAGGCACCACCCTTATTGCCTGCGAGAAAACATCCCGTCACTGCCGCATGATGGAACTCGACCCCGCTTACTGCGACGTCATCGTCAAGCGCTGGGAAGACTTCACCGGCAACACCGCCGTCTGCGTACCATCTGATCAACACTTCACCGAGCAGCAAGAGGCGTTCTAATGGCTGCCCAAAGAGGCACTAAACAAGAAACAATCGACCGCGCTAACCGCTTTGCACGCATCATCGCAAACGGCGGTAGACGCTCGGACTGCATTCGATTTGCCTCCGAGAACTGGGGGGTTGGTGACCGCACGGTCGATCAATACCTCAAGTTGGCACGCGAGATGCTTAAGGCTGACTGGGATATTGAACGCCCGCAGATGATCGCTGATCTCCTATCCCAGTGCAGCACCTTGCAGATGGAAGCCAGGCGGGCTGGTCAATACCACATCGCCCTTGGTGCCATTAACACCGCAGCCAAACTGGCGCAACTCTGTTCGTGAGCATTCTTGCTGCAGCGCCAACGGGCAGCGTCCTTCAGCAAATTGGTCATGGCGATGCGGATGTTGATGTACCAGAACTTTTAGCCCGCATCCGCACTGACCTGCACCCAGGGCAGCTTGCCTTCGTAGACGACAGCAGCACACAGATCCTTGGCATCTCTGCTGGCTATGGCGCTGGCAAGACCCGTGCGCTATGTGCCAAGGCTGTAACCCTTGCCGCTGCTAATCAAGGCTTCATCGGTCTGGTCATGGAACCAACCGGACCATTGATCCGTGACATTTGGCAGAACGACTTCGAGCAATTCCTTGAGTCATACGAGATTCCTTACACCTTCAGGGCGTCTCCGTTGCCTGAGTACATGCTGCACCTGCCAGGCGGTGATACCAAAATCCTGTGCCGATCATTTGAGAACTGGTCACGCATCATCGGCTTGAACCTTGCCTGGGTCTTGGCTGATGAGATCGATACCGTCACACCAAGCATTGCCAACAAGGCATTTCCTAAAATCCTTGGTCGCTTACGCTCCGGCAACGTCAGGCAGTTTGGCGCAGCGTCAACACCTGAGGGCTTCCGCTGGATGTGGAATACCTTTGGCAGTGATGACGCAAGGGCAAGACCTGATCGGCATCTGATCAAGATGCGCACCGCTGATAATCCCCACCTGCCGCCCGACTTTATTGAGCGTCTTGAAGCCAACTACGACCCCAGCTTGCTGCGTGCATATTTAGACGGTGAGTTCGTCAACCTCACCACCGGGCAGGTTTATGACCGCTTCGACCGCACCAAGCACGTACAACCTGACCTGCCTGATACTGACCGCGAACCAATCCGCATTGGCATTGACTTCAACGTCGGCAACATGAGTGCAGTGATCGGCGTTCGCATTGGCAATGGCCTGCTGATCATCGACGAGATCTCCGGCGCCCATGACACCGACGCGCTGGCTGCCGAGATCCGTCGTCGATACGCGGATCGCCGTATTTACATCTACCCAGACGCCAGCGGCGGCAATCGCAGCACCAATGCAACGCAGACCGACATTGCAATCCTTGAGTCCTATGGCATGTCCAACCAATCACCCAGGGCTAATCCTCCCGTTCGTGATCGGGTGGCTGCTGTTCAGGCTCTGCTGGAAAACGGCAAAGGGCAAGTCCGACTACAGGTCGCGCCTCAATGCAAGAGACTGACCGAGTGCTTGGAGCTGCAGTGCTACACAGACAAGGGAGAGCCTGACAAGGATGCAGGCTTTGACCACATGAACGACGCCTTGGGGTACTTGGTCTGGCGTGAGTTCAACCCGCTGCACGCAGGAGCTGGACGGGCAACGGGCATCAGACTTTATTGACGGCTGGGTTGCAGATATTGGCTTTTTAAGCTATGGTCGCAAATGTCCACCTTTGAGCCTACTCATGCTCGTCGGTCAAGATCTCATCAACAAAGTTAAAGAGCTGAGCGATCTGAATAAATCAGACCTCGTTCGTGAATGTGGTTACGTCAAAAATGACAAGGTATGCTTTACCCAGTTTTATGAGGCGCTCCTTGAAGCCAAGGGGCTGCAGATGAACGTGCCTGGCAAGCGCGGTCGTAGCCTGACCTATAAGACCAAGGTGCAGTTCAACGGCAAGCTCTCCATCGGTGAGGGTTACGTGCAGGAGATGGGTTTTAAGCCCGGCGATGAGTTCAAAATTAAGGTAACTCGCAACAGCGTTACACTGACTGCAGCTTGAGCGCTGACTCAATCAAATACGAGCCAAGGCTGGAAACGGTGCGCCCTTCTGCTTTGGCTTTTGCTTTGAGCAGATCCGCAACTGACTGCGGGAGTACGAGCTGAACGCGGGTGCCTTGCGCCATGGTGTGATTGTGGTATGATCAGAGCACGATCCAACCGGATCGACCCACACCATACCGCAAATGGAGGCGTATTACAGATCAGCATCATGGCAGCGCAAGCGCCAACAGCGCCTAGAGCACGATCAGCACACCTGCCAAGGGTGCGGCATTACTGCTGCGCAACTGGAAGAACTGAGCTGGTCATCTTTGCAAGTGCATCACAAAAACGCTGGACCGCCGGACTACCGTTACCCCTCGTTTGGCAATGAGCAAATCACGGATCTTTTGACCCTGTGCTCAATCTGCCACGACGGCATTACCAATTCAGTCAGGCAACAGCGATTCAAGTTAGATCCACGCAAGCAAGTGCAGCACACCAGCGTTGCGGCGCCATCACTCTCTATTCCATCGCAATTACAACGTGTCCGACCTGACTACGATCCAGATCACAATTTCGGGCGGGAGCCCATTGCTGTGCCACAACGGGCAAACAGCCGATCCGCGAAATACCTACGCCAAGGCGATGAAAGCGGTCAGCAGCAAGCGGAAGAAGACTGACGCTGATTACGACGAGATTGCAAGGCTTGAGTGGCTTGCTGGGCTCTACCGCTTTCGTGATGAGCTGGTCATCCCCGACTACGTGCTCGAAGCCGTGTTCATCAACGGCGCTAAGAAGTCAAAGCGCGGGCCACAAGCTAAGTGCGGCATGTTCTTTACTGAGCACGCACCGCTTGAGTTTCCGGGCAAGCCCACTGACATCAACGACGACACGCTTAGCGAGATGTTTGCTAGCGGTGAGTTCACTCATACGGTTGGGGTTAAGGTTGGCATGGCTAAGGTCATGCGCACTAGGCCGATGTTCCGCAACTGGAGCCTAGTTGCTACTGCGCAGTTTGATCCTGATGTATTGAACCTGCGCGACATCGAAGAGATTGCCATTGATGCTGGTAAGCTGGTCGGCTTAGGCGACTGGCGACCCAAGCATGGGCGATTCACTGCTGGCATCCAAGTGGTGTAAGTCCAGATGCGGCCCGGATTGGTCAGCTATGGTTTATCGCGGCAAGATCCGGTATTGAGTGGCAGGGCAAGATCAAGAGCTGATGTCAGCACTGAGGGCTTCGGCCCTCTCTGCTGCCTTCATTAGGCAGTCATGGAATGGTCCGATGCGGTAGGGCTTTAATGGGTTGGGTTCGGTCTGCTTAGGACGGAAGTGGCCTGGTGCGATGCGGCAATGGCTGATGATCTCAGCGCTGAGCCTTTCGGGGCTCTCCGCTGGGTTCTTTGGAATCCAGACATTGGTCCGGTCTGGTCGGATCGGGTCCGGCGTGGTAGGTCGGGGCTTGGCATATTCCGGCAAGGCAACCGCTGCAGACGGCAGTACGGAGGGTTCGCCCTCCCTACTGTTCTCTCGGGAACAGGCATGGCGAGACGAGTTCTGGAATGGCCAGATGGGGTACGACTAGTTGGGCCATGGTCGGGTTGCAAAAGCCGCAGGATTGGGTAAGACCAGTCCTGTGGCTTTACACTGTTACCAACTAGGCGGCCCCAGATGTATTCAGGCTATAACTTTTACAATCGCCCTACGGCTGAGCGCAAGGTAATTCGCGTACAAGATGCCAACACATCGTGGTACGCGCAAGAGCCACATTGGGTGCTGATTGAAGACTTACTGGGCGGGACTTATGAGATGCGCCGCAAGCATCGCCGTTACCTGCCGCAGGAACCACGCGAGCTGGACGAGTCTTATGACAACCGCCTAGCTCGTAGCGTGGTGCCGCCCTTTTATCAGCGCCTTGAGCGCATGATGGCTGGGATGCTAACCCGTAAGCCTGTCCGGCTTGACGACACTGCCGACATCATCCGTGAGCAGTTGTTTGACGTTGACCTGCAAGGCAATGACCTCAACGTCTGGACCTATGAAACAGCCCGCAAGATGGTCCGTTATGGGCACGTTGGTGTCTTGGTGGATGCACCGTCTGATGGGGGTAGACCTTACTGGGTGTCATACACGCCACGGCAGATCCTTGGCTGGCGCACTGAACAACAGGAAGGCAAACAAGTCCTGACGCAGCTCAGGCTGTCAGAGATTGTGACGATTCCCGACGGCATCTACGGCGAGAAAGAAGTGCAGCAGGTGCGGGTGCTAACGCCTGGTGAGTACCAGTTGCATCGGCAGAATGCCACCGGCGATTTCAGCGTGGTAGACGAAGGACGGACCAGCTTGTCCCAGATCCCGTTCAGCGTTGCTTACGCCCAGCGGCATGGGTTCCTTGAATCGCGCCCACCGCTTGAGGACATTGCCGAGCTAAACCTCAAGACCTACCAGATCCAGTC